ACTTCCTAGTAGGTGAGCGCGGGCCGGAAATCTTTTCCCCGTCCTCCAACGGCTCTATTGTCCCCAACGATCGTATAGGTGGGGGAGAGGTCAAAGTTGTCATCAACAACTTTACGGACGTTCAGCCCCAAGTTACCGAACGGAGGGAGAGCGGCGAACGAATGGTTGAGATTGTTCTGCGACGGGTGAAATCGGAGATAGGTTCTGAGATTAGGGACGGTCGTGGTGATGTCAACCGGGCAATGGAAAGCAGTTACAACCTTCGGCGAGGCGCGTGATGATAACTAACACCTGGCCCGTGAATATCCCCTTGCCAGCAATTGATCATTCCGGTGCTCCGCGACAAGCTGTCTTGACCAGTTCCGAGGCAGAGTCCCGTGTCGATCGACGTTCCCGATTCCAAAAAGCCTACGCCAGCTTGTCCGTCTCCTGGATGTTGACAACCGAACAGATGGCGGCTTTTGAAACTTTTTATATTACGACGTTGAGTAACGGGACGGCCCAGTTCAAGTTAGAATTGAGATACCCACTGAACTCAGCTTTAACTGAATGGGCCGTTCGGTTTGAAGGCGAATACAGTGCAAAGCATAATGAAGGATGGTGGACAGTGGAAACAACACTCGACATAATCAACCCAATATAGGTAATTGACGTTCTACAGAAAACAAACGCAAAATGAAAACAATGAAAACAAAATACAGAATTGGGCTGCTCATCGCAGCGTTACTCCTCCTCGTCCTGCCCCTGTTCCTTCTGGCGCAAACCACCAACGGGTTCGTTCCCACTCCGACCGATGAAACTGTCCGTGATGCGTTGGGGAAGTATTCCTGGGTGAAAGGGTTTATCTTCCCGGTCGTGACGGTGCTCATCATGTTGTTTCGTAAGTGGGTGGTCATTATTCCCGATCAGTTCTGGCCCTACATTGCGCCGTTCCTCGGCTGGGGGATAGATGCACTTGCGGCTGGGATGGGATTCTGGACGGGAAGCCCCGCAGCCGGTCTTGCAATGGGAGCGGCGGCGGTTTGGTTCCATCAGCTCGGCCGGCAAACAAAGGAGATAACAACCACAGGCATTACAACCACAAAACCTGGAGAAAAGATCTGATTTGCGGTTCCAAAACTGGGCGTGTATAGTTTGGAGTTGCAGGAAAAACAAAAGAAAGAAACAACAATGAAAATAAAACGAATATTCCAAATCATCATGGTGCTGGCAGTGCTGGCGATGCCAGTGATGCTCACCAGTTGTGCCAGTTCGGACGGCACGGTCACGCAGCAAGCGGCTACCATGACAACATTCAAGGACACTTGGGCAGTGGCTCTGGCCGCCTACGATCTCTATTGTGAGCGGGTGGCGCTGGGCAAGGTGTCAGCGGAAGGGGAACTCAAGGCCGACGCTGCCTGGAACCTGTTTCGCACTACCTTCAAACAGGCGTTGACGCAGTTCGGTTCGAATCTAAACTCCCCAGCGCCGCCTTTTATTCAAGCGGATGCCCGGAACATCGCCAGCACACTGAGCAGTGTTAGATAAGTTGTCGGCCGTCAACCAAAACCAAAATTCCTTAACCAAAATTAAACTATGAACGAACTTGCCACTGCAATTGGGTTGCTATTGCAACTCTGGGCCAATCATCAAAATAAGCCTCAAGGATACGTCCCAACCCAGGAAGAGGTTCAAGGCTTTGTGGACATCGTGGACGCTGCCACTCCTGCCGTACGCAAGGCTGCGGCCCGTGCTCGTCTGCGTCTGCCTCCTGTTTGAGCTTGGCGTGATGGTTCGCTGAGCTTTTCCCGGGGGCGATTGGTTTTGATTTCTTGCCAATCGCCCCTTTAGTTTCTACTTGCAAGAGTTTGGTGGGTAAATTACTCTCGTAGAGATGGACAGTAACACACCATATTGGCCAGATCCAGTGCCCTTGCCAATGGAGGACGCTCGCCAGACTGTCGCCAGTCATAATTTGAACACCGTGATGGAAACCGAACGGGTTCGCTCCCGTCGCACGTTGCTCGAGCCGGTGAAGTCGCTAGATGTGGTTTGGGCCTTAACCAGGGACCAGTTTGATACGTTCAAAACCTTCTTCGCGGATGAATTGGTAAATGGTTCTTTGTCCTTCGTGATTGAAATCTTTGGGGAGGATCAGGAGATGGCTTTCCTAGATTCCCGCTACACCTTTGCAAGGTCCGATAATTTGTTCATGGTGAGTGCGACGTTGGAATATGCTTCCACTGAGCTGCCTGCCGTGACTCTAGTTATTGTGATAGAGGAGGTAGCGGCATGATGTTCGTTGAAGAAAACGGTTCGCTTTTGATCACCCTCCATAGTGGTAGTGAGGCCGCCGCCCAAAATCTCACCGTCACCATCACCCTCCCGGTTTCATTCACCTATGTTTCCAGCGACCCAGTTGGAACGGTGGTGGGTAATGTTATCTCCTATTCTTATGAGGAGTTTGCCCTGGGCGGTCTTGTGTATTTCGGCGTCGTTGTGAAGCCTACAGTGGAAGGGACATTTACTTCGTCGGCTGCCGTATCAGCTGACAATCCATCTGCTCCGGGCAGTGTGGTATATGATGAGGTGGAGCATATTGTTTTCGACCGTCGGGCTTGTGCGGTGACTCTTACCAATGGGGGAGGCGACTCTTTTGATTGTTATACGGTAGGTGTGTTTGTTCCCGTCAGTGCTGGCACAGGACTGAGCGGTGTTTGGATTTCTGGTGATAATTTGACGGGCTTCGTTTACGGGGACAGTTTTGATTCCTACACCGTTGAAGCCACTCCGTTGACGCAAAGTCTGGCGGCAGATGAGTCTTATACCACCGGCACGGGAACGGCTTTTAGTGGGGCGTGGATTCTTGAAGTGGAGAGACTTTTTGGAGACGATTTTAATTCCTATACCGTCGAAGACCCTTTAACTCAAACCCTAAACTCAGGCACCGGATTCTCGGCTGCATGGATTACTGGATAAAAATATGAGCGCCGCAATAGATACCGTTACCATCGGAAGCATTGAAGATCGTCGTCTGGTTCTTGGCAACGCACAAGCAGGTCGAGTTCTGTCCATTGGGTCTAACTGGACCATGCTCCGCATTGGAATACGTTTTGCTTTTGATGATGCAGGAGTGAATATTACCGGCACACCCCGGTTTTATTTCGGCTTGCTCGCCTCTCCTTCGGCTCTAATGGCGAATGGGCCATTGGGTGGTTCGACCTCTCATTTTCTGGGTTACAAGGTCAGCACCGCCACATGGACGCGGGGAACGGGGCCGGTTCGTTATGCCCACACGCATGTCACGAATCAGATGTATGTCAAGCGTGTTGGTTCTACAGAAACCTTTGGCACCAGCGGCGTGAATTCCCATAATGAAAGTGCGACGCCAGCTTCGATTCGGAGTGCAGTGTTTCTTGAAATCACCAAAGGCTCGCCGAACTTTACCCTTCAAGTGTGTATCAATCAAGCTTCCACCGGAATGGTTGACGTGACAAAAGTAATGCTGAGTGCCGCCATGGAAATAGGCACTTTGGCCGGGCTTGATGCCTATATGGACACAGTAGCAGGAGGTTCTTTTAGTTCACTTGCCAGCGCAACCATTGCAGTTGACGAAGCAACGAACGGAGATTTGGATTCCATCTGCGTTGCCTGGGACCGAACAACGCTGCTTCGGGTTTCAGATATTGTCTTTACTAAGATGGCCTGACCTATGCCCAACCCCACACTACAAGACGCGATCAAAGAAGCCTACGCCATTGCGCCGTCGAACAAGGTCATCTATGACACATTGGAAATCAGGCAGACGGGCGTGCAGGATGTCATTTTCATTGTAAGGTCGAAGAAATCTCTTATTGCTCTCGATGAAAATGGCGTGTCCCGAATTTTTGAACCATTGGGCTTTCAATTCACCCTACCGCCACAAAATGATGAGGGGTTTCGCAGCTTGAACCTGGCGATTGATAATGTGGGAAGGCGGATCAGTGACTTTGTCAAAATTGCCAAATCACAACCGGTGGCAGTTGAAACCATCTACCGTCCTTATTTGAGTGATGATTTGACGGCTCCACAAATGATTCCTCCGTTGCTTCTCTATTTGAAAGATCTGCAAGTCACAGGGATGCAGGTAACGGCGCGGGCAACGTTCCGAGATTTGGCGAATAAGAAATTTCCAGCTGAACTTTATACCCGGGACCGATTCCCGTCCTTAGGATGAGCCATTGGGCTAGAAACTATATTGGTTTGCCTCACTGTCATGGCGGACGGGATAGGAGCGGTCTTGACTGCTGGGGCCTTGTCACGCTTGTTTACGAAGAAGTCCTCGGTATTATGCTGCCGGAGCTTCCCGGCATTACGACGCAGGGAGTCTTCGCAGTGTCGCGTGAGATAGCAACGCAGCGAACAGCGGGCTGGACCCGTATTGAACGGCCGATAGAGTGTGGCATAGTTGGCATGAGTCACAACCATGCCCTGCATCACGTAGGTATTTGGACTGATGCAGACGGTGGAAAGGTGATCCATTGTTGGAAAAGTTCCGTTGTCGCAGACACTCTTGACGCCTTAAAACGGTGGAAAGGTATTCGAACCCTAGAATTTTACTGTTATGGCTTACATCGTTGAAATACCTAATCCCTTTCAGCCCACACTAAACGTGAAGAAGCACGTTCACCCGGGTGGTATCACTATCTGGGCGTGGCTTCGGGAAACCTATCCCGGTTTCACAGAGTTCGAATCGCCAACCATTTGCTTAGTTAATGGCCAGCCTGTCATGCGGGCAGGGTGGGATTCGGAAATCAAAAGTGATGACGTGGTCAGTTTTATGCGAGTGGTGGGGGAGGTGATTACTATTGTTGTCGTCATTATTGTGATTGTTCTCTCGGTTGTCCTAGCTTTGACCTTAGGGACTCCGACCACACCCGGTTCCCAGCCGGCGTCGGATCCGGTGTTCTCCACTAGCGGGCAAGTGAACTCCCTTCGTCTGGGCGAACCCATCGAAGCCAATTATGGAAGGAATCGAATCTACCCGTCCCTGGCTGCGCGGCCTTTCTTTCAATACATTGATAATGATCAGTTTCAGTATTCGCTGTTCTGCATCGGTCACGGAACGTATGAAATACACGCCATTCAAATCGGGGACACCGCGATTGATAACTATCAGGAGGTGAATTATGAAGTGCTAGAACCGGGAGCCACTTCTACCCTTTTTCCACGTGAGGTTTTTACTTCTATTGAAGCGGGCGGCCAACGGTTGTTTGCCACGAACGAAGCGGACTACGTTGCGCCCGGTTGGATAGGGCCGTTCACCGCTTGTCCTCCGGGCGAAAGTATTGACCGCATTGAGGTTGATTTGTCCTTCCCGGAAGGTATTTACCGGGTCAGCAAATCCAAAGGAACCAAACCTATTTCTATTACTGTGGAGTTTCAAGCTCGTTTGATCGACGACTTGGACGTTCCTTTGGGTGATTGGTTTTCTTTGTTCACCAAGACATATACCGGGAACACCACTACCCCGCAGCGTAGGACCGAAGGGGTGGCAGTGGCTGAAGGACGGTATGAGGTGCAGGCACGACGAACGAGCGCAAATAGCGAGCCGCATCGACAAAACGGCGATTCTACAATTTGGGAAGCCTTGCGCGGGTTTAGCACGGCTGCGGCGAGCGATTACGGCGACATCACACTGTTGGCAGTGAAGATTAAAGCCACAAACAACCTTAACGCCCGCACGCAAGAACGGTTCAATGTCATTTGCACGCGCAAGCTGCCGATCCGGTTTACTAACTCGAGCGGCGCGGTTGATTCCACCGGGTGGTCTGAACCCATCGCCACACGCTCCATTGTTTGGGCTTTTGTAGATGTGTTTCGCAGCACTTATGGTGGTAGGATAGATGACGATACCTTCTTTAACTGGGAGGCTCTCGAAGCACTCGACACCCTCTATTCTAGTCGGGGGGAATACTTTGATTGGTCTTTCCGAGATCCTATTACTGTTTGGGAGGCCGCCAAGACAGTTGCCCGGGTTGGGAGAGCGGTTCCTATGTTGACCGGCTCTTTGATTTCAATGGTTAGGGACGGTCCGCTATCAGTGCCGGTGGCGATGTTTGTGCCCGATAACATTGTGAAGGGAACGTTTCAGTGGGAGGTGAAGTTGTGGGAGCCAGATGAACACGATTCCATCCGTGTGGAATATACCGAACCAGAAACGGGCTACAAGCAGGAGACAGTTCTGTGTGTCTTGCCGGGCGGCACATCAAACCATCCAAAGGACCTTCGAATCCCGGGCA